GTTCTTCCTCCTCTTTCACTGCCTTCATTGCATCAGCAGGCTTAGCACCCTTATTTACAACATCCTTAACTTGCTTAAGGGTTGTGCCTGGAGTTTTGAGCTTTGCTGAGTCATCATCAGACTTATAGTTTTCTGGCGTTGGTCCACCTAAATCCTCCCAAGAACCAGTCTGACCTGGAGTTGCTCCAGAAAGACTTGGCATTGGATCTGCTGCCTTTGCATTTGAGTTGACAGCAGTTTTGGATTGCTTAGTGCCTACTTCCATTTCTTGTAATTGTGTACCACGAGACATTTGAACTCTCCGATTTTCCTGTAGTAAATCTATATTTATTTATAAATTAAGATATTTAATAATTTAAAGGCTATTTAAGAACTCATTGAAGAGGGATAGTTTATATTCCTCTAAAAGTCCTTGATCAACTAATGAATCAATTTTCTTCTGAGTTTGTTGGGCATATTTTTCACGAAGAACTCCACCATCCCAAACCCACTCTTTACCTTCCATAATTCCCTGAACAAAAGCATCAGGTGCAGATGGATCAGCAACAATATCAGCAGCAGTGGCTAGCATAAAATCTTCACCAACTTCACTGTATCCTTCTTTGGTTGGCCTTAATGAACCAATACCACGAGAGGAAACGCCAAGGCAAACTCCTTCTTTAAGAAGTGATTCTGCAATCTTACCCATTGGGGTGGATAGGATTTGTGCCTTACCGATAAAGTTATTGCCTTCTTTTTGAAGATCAACAATTTTGTGAGAAACTCTATCAAGGTTTACAGTTGGTCCGTCAGGATGTCCGAGTTCTCCAAGAGCACGGCCTTTTTGAACATATTGCTCATTGTAACGCTTTACTTCACGCTCCATTACAGGCATACGGTACATTCTACCGTTTCTATTCACTTGCTCTGCTTGAAGAAAAACACCTTTGATAAAAAGATTTTTCTTACCATTCACACTTTCGGTAATAACTTCTACCTTTTCGATTTCTTCTGTGATGAGTTTCATTATGCTTGTCCTGAGATTTGTACTTGTTGGAAATAAAGAGTTCCTGAACCTGCACCATATGCAGAAACTTTATTTGAAATAGTAACCGTTGCATCCGATGGAGAGAATGCAGTTACAATTCCACTTGAATTATAATTTACAGTCATTCTAGTTTGATGATACTCATTAACTCCTGCAGTTGTGTTTACTGACAGAACTTCTTGATGAGTAAAATTATAATACGATTGTCCTAGTGCTGTTAGCGAAACATAGTCACCAACTCCAAATGGAACTTGCATTCCCTCCGGAACTGTAACAATTGTGGTTGTTCCAGTTGTAACACCAACAACTCTATTTGAGGCTTTTGTCAATGCAATTGTTTCTGTTCCACCAGAAGGGATATAATAATCAGAAGATGTTGCAGAAGGTGATCCACCAACGGCAATATGTGCTGCACCACCAACAGCCACCACTCTCAGTACACTTGATTGAACAGAAAATGCTGAAGATGTTGTTGCGGCACCTGCAGTAAATGTAAATGAGGCACCTGCCCCAACCGGTCTATGAGCCATTATTTTTTTGATAGCACACTTTTAGTTATTTATTATTTAATCAAGTTAGGTCATAAAAACTTAAAGATCCAATTAAAAATTGTTTGAATGATTTCATTCTTCTCCTTCTATTTCTTCCTCAGCACCAATACCAAATACATCTGCAGATACCATTGGACGAAAAGCGTCGATTTTTTCTGCAGATTTTGTAAAAAGTAGTTCTTTGATTTTATCACTAACTTGAGATGGTGATTCGTCAGCAATAATCATATCCAGAAGATCATCCATTTTAATACCTATAGTTAATCGTTTTTATTTATATCTCCCCACCCTTGGGAATACTTGGTGCTTCAGTTGCTTTTCCTTGTGATTCTAAATCTGGCTCCATCACTGGTGCTCCAAGATCTCCACCAACTTCCGGAGAGATTGGTTGCCCCGTTGTTGGATCAACATTCATTTGTGATGGATCAGCAATCACTCCATTTTTAATTTCCTTTTCAATCAATGCATCTTGCTCAATAATTTCTTGATCTGTTTGGCGAAGAATTTTTCTTCTTAGATAATCTTGCGAAAAATACTTACCCACATAAGGTTCTGCTACTTGAACCATGTTTAATCTTTCATTCAAAAGTTCTGCATCTTTGAGCTCTGAGAAGTGATTATCATATAAGAAGTCATATTGAATATGCTCTTCCATTACTTGCCAATCTTCTGGAGTAATAATATTCTTCAAGATCAACTGAGTTTTCAGCATATCGTTGAACATATAAGAAAATCTCTTTCTTAGACGAGCAACAAACTTTGTAAATTTTAACTCATCTCTAAGAATCTCAGATGAACGTCCAAGATTAAATCCACCTTCACCATCCATTCTCGAAGGTGGAACATTGAGTGAACGATATAGTTTTTTCTTAAAGTATTCAATATCAGTAATCTCTCCAAGATTCTGACCACCGGGAAGAGTAGAAATCTCAGTGCCTCTACCACCCTCACGACGAGGAAGCCAAAAATCTTCAAGCATACTCATGAACTTTTTATCATCACGAATTTCGCCTGTATTAGCATCATATACTAACTTGTTACGATAACGCATCATAACATCGCGGAGATATTGTTCCGCTTTTACTTTAGGAAGATTGCCTACATCAATGTAGAAGATTCTTCTTTCTGGAGCACGAGACAATCTGTAAATAACAAGAGAGTCCTCAATCATTCTTAGCTGGTTGAGTGACTTGATTGCTTTATGAAGATATGAAAGAGTTGATCCTTTATTTCTGTCTACCAATCCCGAAGTACAATATGTAATTGAGTCTCTAGACATTTTGATTCCAGAACTACCACCCATCGATGATGGGTTTGAAGTTGGATATGTCATTTTTGGATTATAAACAAAATATTCATCAATTTCTGGAAACTCATATTCCATTGGATTGTCTGTGTTTACATTAGACAATCTAAACTTATCTCTATCTTTCTTTTTTTGAGCCCTAACATATTGAATTTTCATTGCATCGATATATCTTAACTCTTGTATTCCTTCTGATGGATTTTTTAAATCAATTACTTTATGATAGTGAAGTCTACCATCAATATACCAATTCCTATAAATTTCATGAGACTTTCTATCAAAATCTAAAAGTTCGAGAATATATTTAAATTCTTCCCTTATTTTCTTTTTAATACCATCACTTGCATTTAAATTGGATAGTTCAATCTGGACAGGAGAATCATTACTATCCGATACAATAGCCTCATTTACAATATCTTCAATAGCACTATCGCATTCTGGATGAAGTGCCATTTCACGATATCTTTTGATAAGATCATACTCTGTTCTATAAACGCCTTCAATGTCTACATAAGAACCAAAAAAACCACTACTCAAATAAAAGTCAGACCCGTCATCACTGTTAGGTGGAACGGGACTGACTGCATTTGGTGATAGTGGTTCTGTATCTTCAATAGAGAAACCAAATAACCTTGCCATAATTTATTTTTGATCCTTAAAGTCTATGGACTATTTATCGGATCAATTTTCTCCGGTTATTGGAGTCCAGTATTGAACTTGGAATTCAACTGTAAACTCCTCAATGGTGTCTCCAGTATCATATGATAGATCAATCGCAGAAATTGCGGTTGGGAAAATGCTGTAGAACTTATACTGCTTAGAAACTTCTAGTCCACCACCAGACTCAACGTTTGGTCCTGTGGTAGAAGCAAGCCTCCTGAGTTGTTTTACAGTTGCATCAGACATGTAATCACCAGGGTTGGTGAAACCACTTCCATCAGAGTATTGTGCAATTGACTGCATCCACTGCTCCATAGCAGTTCTGATTTTGAAGTCTTCATCATTGATGACGGTGATTGTCCAAGGATCAAAGGTACGATCTCCAGCAACCTTGAAGGTTCTTCCTCTAAATGGAACATCAATCGATGCTACGTTTGATGCTGGTAAGTTAGCTGCTTTGCATAAGATTGAAAACTCATCTGCAGCGAATTCTGCTCCACCTTTAATATCAGTTAGAACAACTTCAAATAGATTGGGGCGGGCACCGCCCCCTTTTAGTACTGATTTGAAATCTTGAATAGTGTGTGCCATTTTTTAGGTCCTCCTTTTTGTTTGTTTAACTAAATCAAACTGTGCCAGCTACTTCTTCGAATGCAACACCAGTTCTGGTTGCAACAAAGGTTAGTGTTACGTAGTTGATCGACTTAGCAGGCTTGAGATAGATGTCTGCTCTAAATTCATTATTATCAATCACATCAGGAGTATTATTTGTGCTGTCGCAAACAACTAAGAAACCAAAAAGACCTCTCTTTGCTTGAACATCGCGGAGATATGGTTCAACAATGTTTTTGAAGTTTGCTCTTGTTAGTTCGTCGTTTAATTCGAAGAGTTGAGCTTGTGCTGCTCTTTCAAGTGCCTGTTCAATAGTTAAGAACAGACGGCGAACATTGATGCGATCAAATGCTGATGCAAAACCTAAAGCGGTCTTATCTCCAAAGAGAAGAGTTCCAATTCCAGGTTGAGTAATGATAGAGTTAATTCTCTGAGGATACAGTTGATCTCTTTGAGCCTTATTTGGATTGTATGCAAGTTTGATAGCATTATTCAGGATACCACGTTGCTGACCTGCAGGTGAGAACCAAGGATATGCAACCACATTTGTGCGAGTCATGAGACCAGCAACATCTGCGTTACATGCTAGGTAAACAAACTTGTTATTAAATCTGTCGTAGGTGTACTTATATCCACTATCAAATATTGCGTATGATGAGGATGAAAGTGAACTGAAGAACTTAATAATATTTGTAGTTTGTGTTGTTGTATTGGTAAGTCCAACAACAGTTTGCTTGTATGGTGAAATTACGGCAACACAATCTTTTCTTGACTCAGCAATAGAAATCAAATAATTTGCTTTTGCCTGAGAGTCTGATTCTAAAGCAGCAGAAGGACCATTAATCAAATAATCTACCTGAATCTCATCTTTGTTAGAGAATAGACCATAAGAAGTGATTAAATCAGATAGTTCTGCATATAATCCACCAGCGGCAGAATAATCAACACCACCATTGAGTGTGTATGATACGTTTCCGACTGCGCTATAAGTTACATCTTGAGCATTTAGTCCCCATAGACCATCTGCAGTAGTAATTTTAGTCCATCCAGTAGCAATACCGACACCACCCACTCCACTAAATGCAGTTGGTGTTGGAGTTGTTCCATGATATGCATCTGCAGCACTTGATTGATTGTATCCAGCATAAATCTGAGATGAGAAATCTGCAAGATAATTCTTATACCAGATTTTTTGTGGAGAATTAACTGCAGAAACTGAATCTAAAGCTTTTGAAAGATTCAAATGCTTCTCTAGAAGAGTTCCCTGATTTCCGGTAATCGTACCTAAATCATCAACAACTACAATGTGAAGAGCATCTCCTTTACCATTTCTATCCAGTGAGTACTTGTTAGTTACTGGTTTTGGTGCAATAGACTTCCAGAAAATTATGCTGTTTGTTAATCCAAGAGTTTGTTGATCATACCAATCAACAACTGACTCTGGTTGTATACCAGCAGCTGCTGATGTTCCAGTTACAATTCCAGAGTTGTTGACAAATCTGATGTTAGTATCGCCATCAAATGAATTGGTTCCGGAACCCTCTGCATAGGTAATGGAAGTTTCTGTTCCAGCAGAAGAAACTCTGGAAAGAACCTTCACATCAATTGAACTATTTCCATTTGTGGAATCTGTGGTAATTCCAGTAATAATTCCCTTAATGAATCCGTTGAAAAGTGTTGTGGTGCCAGATCCTGCAATAACAGTGTTTGTAATTGCAGCAGTTACACCATAACCAATTTGAGCACCTAAAGAACCTAGGTTTGTCGTATTAACACCAATCGTTTGATCCGCCAAATCATCAATAAAACACACCTTTAAACTGTTTGCCCAAGATCCTGGGTTCTTAGCAGCAAAGGTGAAGTTTGTTGCTTCTGCATGATTATTTGTGTAGTCATCATAGTTATCAATTTTCAATATAGAAGTTGAGGCAATACCAACACCAGCATTAGCATTGTTGAGTGTTGCTCCGCTGGTTCTGACTACCTTAAGAACTCCTCCATATGATAAGAAAGATGAAGCACTCATCCAATATTCATACTGGGAGTCTGTAGTTCTTGGCTTTCCAAAAACGTTAATTAAATCTTGTTCAGTAGCAATATCAATTGGTTCGTCAACAGGTCCGATAGGGAAAGGTCCGGCAATCGCACCGATATTATCTAAAACATTATCAGCTCTTCCTACCGTTAAATCAACCTCCCTAGTTAATACACCAGGAGATAATTGAGGAGTCGCCATGTTTTTCTCCGTAAATCTCAGTTTGTCTGAAAATATTTATTAAAAACATACTTTTCGTGGGGGAAACATGACGTGAACAGATTACCAGTCAGGATATTCCCATTTACCAAAAACGTTACGTTGTATTTTTCCAATAACAACACGTTTTATAGTGCATTCTTTACACTCATATGAATATGATGATGCTACTGGACCTCTATCCTTGCGAGTTCTATAAAATTCATCAACCAAATTTTTTAGTTCCCCACAAGTCCTACATTTTCTATCATTCAGTAAAAGGTGTCCAAGTTTTATTTGCTTATCAAAATCTTCTTCAGTGTTCATTACATATAATCCCACATATACGATCTATCTCCATATTCATCAACATACCACCTATCACCTTCATCATCAACAAAACTACTTTCTCCCAAACCATCTGATATGAATCCAAATGGAGCCATGTCCTGCTCAATTTGATTTTTTTGTTCTTCGTATAATCTTTTTCTTACATCTTGATCAGTAAGTTCTTTGAAATAATCTTGAGCAACTAACCAGGCATATATTACAAGACACATAGCAAGGTCATCATTACATCCCTCTTCTGCTTCAAAAGAGTTATGTTTTTGAATAAAAGTTGTTAACTCAGAAATAACATCATAATCATTTAAATAAAGTTTATCTTCCTCAATCATTGTTTTGAGGTTAAGGCATCCAATTTTTTTTACAGTTTTGGACATCTTAACTCCAAGTTGAGTTTTCTTTCCAGAAAATCCTTGGCCAACTATTTGCCCAGCACGGCCTCGCATGGAACACATGAGAAGATTATTGTATTCCAAATCGTATTGGAGAATACTTGCAACCTGATCACCAACGTCATTAACTTCGCACAAAATGTATGCGTCATTATAACTTTTTGCAAGATCATAAATTATGCTTGGAAAAAGCATTGGTTTGATTTCATTGTTTCTATACTTTGCTACAAGTCTGTGAGGAAACTGTGTAATATCAACAACCGTAAATGCCGAGTAATCATTTCCAACACCTCTAGCAACGTCTACAGTTATCAAGTAATCGTGTTGTTCCTGTGGATCAACATATACATCTAAACCTGCGTTGCGGGTCTTAGGGTGGTCGTATACGAGGTTTCTGAGTTTAGATGGTGCAATGAGTGTATCAACAGATCCTAAGAATTCGCATTCAAACTCAACCTTAAACTGGGAATCTGAAGTATTGGCTATTGTTTGCTTCTTCCATTCCTCATCCCTTCCCGGAACTTCGCTCCAATGAACATCAGTATAAACATATTCATTTTTACCCTTTTCTGCATCGTGCCACATGCGGTAGAAATGATTCATACCATGTGGAGTGGAAACTATGATAACTTTGGTTTGTTTACCAGAAGTAATCGTTGGATATACGGATGCAAAGAATGAGTCCGCAATATGATTTGGAACGAATGCAAATTCGTCCAAGAATAGAATGTTAAATGACATTCCTCGAACGGCAGATGCCGAAGTTGATGCTGCTAAAATCTTGGAACCGTTTTCAAGTTCTAATGAACCTTTATTCCAAGAGATGATTCCTTGTTGCATCCACTTGGGTAGGTTTTCATATGCTGTTTGCAATCTGTCTAATAATTCTCTAGCAGTTGCTGCTTTGTTTGCAAGAATACCAATATTTACGTTATCGTTAAATACTGCATAATGAAGAAGAAAGGATACGACAGTTGTAGATTTACCTGTCTGACGAGGCATCTTACAGATATTAAATCTGTGATTGTGGAAATTGTTAATTAACTTCTCTTGAAAATGATATGGTTTAAATATTTGTAAACCATGATCAAGAGTGACAATCTTTACATAATTATTTGCAAAGTAAACAGGATCATTTTGACACTTAATGAATTCCTCAATTTGTTCTTGAGTGAATTCAATTGGAGTATTGGCTTTTTTGAGCAGAGGATTGCCCAAATATACATCAC